TTTATGATTATGAAAATGTAGGTCACGATCAATTTGAATAAGCTACCCCGGCCATGCCCGACATTACTCTCAACACATTGTAGTTGGTAGCATAGACACGGACCTTGGCAGTGGCAGTACCACCGACAGTGGCGCTGGAAAGGACAAGCTGAAGGGTAGCATTGTCGATTCTGGAGAAGTTACAGCTGCCAGAAGGTTGGTGTTCCTCAGGGCGAAGGGCGAAGGAATACACGTTGATACCGGCATCGGGGCTACGGGTGTGGTGTTGGAAAGGTTGGACAACATCGAAGTAGGTACCCTCACGCTCGGAGAAGCGGTCCTGACCGTTGAGCTGAAGCTTGGCAGTCACGACAGGGTTCTCACCCCAGCAGTGCATATCGAGAGCGGTCTCGGAGAGAACGAAAGTTCCGGCGTCAGAGACGAAAGACCCCTCTAGCTCACCGGCACCATTGGTAACGGGGCTAGTGTTAGGGTGGAAGATGTTACCGGAAGTTTCGTAATGAACACCATCAGCGCCACCCATGGCTCCAGCATCTTGGAAAACACCCATACTGGTGATGAATGCCTCGGATCCAGAGGTCTGGTCGGGACCACCGAAAGCATGGACGGCGTTGGGAAGAGCGTCAATGGCATCAGTGTAGTTGAAAGGTTGGGCACCAAGGGTCTTGTAAAGGGTTTGTCCGCACTCCAAGGAAGCACAGTAATCGACGTTGGCATCAGGTTGGACAACCCAGACGAGCTCCTTGCAAGGGTGATTGAAATTGAGCTTGATCTTGTTACTGGAGGAACCGACAGACTCGTCACCAGTGAATTGAAGTTGCTCAATCAAGTACTCGTGGGGGTTCTGGGCCATCTTTCTGCGCTCGTCAGTGTCAAGGAAGACATAGTCGATGTAGAGAGAAGCGGCGACCAGAGATTGCTGGTAGGCAGCAGAGACAGACTGGGAACCAGTTAAACCGGTGCAGTCGAGAGTCTTGACAGCCCACAGACACTCGCCAATAGGACGGAAGTCAATGTTGATCTTGACCTCGTGGTATTGAAGGGCGATCAAAGGAAGAGCAAGTCCGGGGTTGCGGCAAAACCAGAACATAAGAGGCACGTAAAGAGTAGTCTCAGGAAGAGCCTTGCGAGGGGCACACACCTGGGAAGGACCACCGGCGGCGGCGCAGGGACCACTGATATCAGCGAAAGAAGGATCGGTGATGTAAGTCAATTGGGTGGTGTTTCCAACCATTTGGTGGTAACCACGTTGTTGATCGGCAGGCATGGTCAATTGGTTCCAGATGTGCATCCAGTCACCATATTGACGGTCAATGCGCTGACCTCCAATCTCGACCTCAACCTGAGCGATGAGCTGCTCTCCGGGGAAGTCCAACCAACGGGCATAGACAGGACCGGTTCCGTTAGCTCCCATAGATTGGTTGATCTCAGGAAGAGTCACCTGGAGGTAGGTGCGATAGCAAAGATCACCGTTTCTGCTGATGGTGCATGTAACACGGCGACCGAAATCGGCCTGACCAGAAAAAGTCTGCTCAATGGACTCCATTGCGAAGTTGGTGTGGCGTCTGTAAGACACCTTCCAGAAGGTAATTTCGGGTGTTCCAGTAAGGAAAACGTCTTGGGCGCCATAGGCGACGAGTTGCATGAGTGCTCCGGCCATTGTATTATAGTATTTCTATAGAAAATAATTTTAGAAATAGGTATTTAATTGATATTTAACATGACCATTTTTTTCGAGAATCCAACGTGGAGGGTTGCCATCATAAATTATCGCGGTGTCCTATAAAATACACTGCATCTTTACAGAAATTATCATGCAAGTCGAATAAGTGCATATATACCTTTTGCCTAAAGATTGGGGGTTAATGATTTTTTCTGGGATTTTGGATTTCTCAAACTTCGGCTAAATAAATACTGGCGATTTCTAGTATTTATTTGGGTGCAGGGGGATTTCTTTAGGCGTTTTATGATTTTGGTTGAATCATTTTTTTGTAATTCTTACCATTATGGTAAGAAATTGCATAATAAAATACAAGTGAATACGATTTATCTAATTTTTGAGAATATCCATATTCAAATTGGATTGAATGAATGTTTCTAAATAGTTTTCTTGGAAAACTTCTCTTTTTCCCTCGTGCTTTTTATAAAATATGTATTCGCTATTACGCTTTTTCACCGTCCAACCCTTTTCCAATGCATTAGCTAAAAAAGCCATGACCTGGATCTGTTTCGGATTTAATGATGATGGAACCTCCGAAGCGAGTGTTTCTTGAACTGGCATTATTTATATACGATTTGAAATTATACAAATCGTATAAACTAAAACCCTCATTCGATCGTTCCCTTTATCCCTTTATCATCGTATATTTCTCTGTAAAAGTCAATTCACTTCCTCCGAAAAAATGGGGGTGTGTAAAATCTCCATAAAGCACATCATCCTCTCGTTTCAGATCCTTCTTTGCATTTGTATATTCCGCATCGATAACGTGCCATGCAGAATTCACTGTAAAATCAATTGAATTCTCTGTTTTCGCAGTCGCATATCCGTGACTAGTGGATACAACCTGCCCGTCTATGTATGACTCGGAAGTATTGAATAGATTGGATCCGTGACTTGGTTTGTAAAAGTATTTCCCCTTTCGCACCGCTTTGTAGTGAATCTCGTCGGTTTTTTTATCACGTGCAACCAATTCATTTGTGTATTGGATATTTTTCTCATCTGCGTTTTCTGTAATCTCCAAAATATTGGATGTGACTAAACCGTTAGGATAAAGGGACGTTGGACTATACACGGCCTCCCCAACATATTTTCCCGGCTGGACCACTTTGCGCAACAAGGATTCCTCCACATCTATCGCAGTGCGAGGCATATGAAGATAGACCCAACGCATTGCTACCAAGACTAGCGCGATGACAAGTATCACGACGACATTTCTAAGACGGTTCGATTTCATGCTATACTTTGCATAGAGAGAAATAATGAGGGATACTCTAGGAGAAGGGGTGATAACTATTTCCCTTTCCGTTTTGTTTTCCTGTGTGTTTTCGATTTGGGCGCTTTGCGGAATTTCATCTTCTTCGTGTGTTTCTTTTTATTGCGCTTCTTTTTGGTCTTTTTGGCGTGTTTGGTTATTTTTGTCGATTTTTGTCCGCCTCTCACCATATCCGGTCCATATGGCTTATATGGGTGAGCAGGTAGTCCAAATAGACTTGGATCTTTCTGTCTAGTCCCCACTGTTTTTGGCGGATCCGCAGTAATTCTCAATGCGGATATTACAGTGGATGGGAAAGGTTTATTTGTAAAGGGGTTTGTAAAATACCCGTCGTGCATTTGAGCTATATCCGCAATATCTATCCCGTACTTTGTATTGTACCATTTTAATAGATCCCCATGACCCATACAATATCCACTCTTGAGCACTATTCCGTTTAGTTCGATTCTACGTCCGGACAAAACAGAAAACTTACCAGCACAAAATTGAGAATCATCCTTAGACCCGTCACCGCCCCCGTCACCGTCCTCACTCCTAATCAATAAATTATCATATATTTCGGTATATTTAAAACACTCACCAAACTGGGTTAATATATCGACATTTATGTTTGTATCAATAATGTTTTCTGAATGTAAAGGATCCGTATTACTATTTATATACGGAATCACATCATTTGCCATAAATCGTTCAAAAGAATCCCAATTTTGTGGTGGAATTGTTCTTCCATAAATACATAAAAATGTATATTCAATAGCGCGATGTAAACGAAAAAATGCATATTCGTCATCACTACAATTATATGTTACACCACCATGCGTATAATTTATATTTTTAAATTTTTCCAAAGCAAATATACATTGAGAATAAACAAAATATATTTCTTCATAATATAGCATATTTATTTTATCTGATTGTGGTAAAAGGGTGGAAATCCAATAAATTAAAAATTTTTCATTAGATGAATAATCATCTAATATGCTCGCAGGCTTCCCGGGAGCCTCATCCATACCTTCCATTGTGTCATCCGATTTAATAAGTGCTTTTGTTGTACTTGGGTCGGGTTGTCTATCATCATCATCATCACCTGTCATCATTCCGCCTGTTAAATCCACCCTAATTTTCTGAAGAACATCAGTTAGTAGCTTATTCAAAGATGTTTTATCCAAGCTTACATCCTCTAGTGGCTTACATATAAT